ATTGTTCATAAGGTACTGTCCTTGTTGTTGTGTAATTACGCCTTGTTGTATAAGCAATTGCAATCTCTGAACATCAGTATTCAATACCTGTTCAAGCTGTTGAACTACATCAACATAATTTATTTGCGGAGTCACGGCTTGAGGTGAAATTCCGCCAAAAGATTGATTTAACATTTTAATTTTCTCCTTTTTCTTTTGCCAAAGAATTTATATACGAAACGGAAAACTCTATTGCATCATCAATAAGCCACGATAATAATACGGCAACAATTTTTTTACCAAATCCTGAAAATGGCAAATGCTCTGTTACATAATCTATTGCCATTTCTTTCTTTTGCTGACCGCATCCGGAGCCTAAAAGTTCTTCCGAGCGTAATACTGCTTCCTTTGCCAAGTTGTTAATAATTTCTCTTAACTTTGGTTTCATATATTTTTCCTCATCTTTGGGGAAATGTACTCTTTTTAAACGGATTAAAAAGAGTACATCCGTATATTTCTAAATCAAAAAGCCTAAATTACTTCTTTTATGATTAAACTGCTTCTGCGCTTACAATCATTTTTGCCAGTGCTTTTGGTTGAACAGTTTTTGCTCCGTATAAATATAAGCCTCTTACCAAATCCGAAAATGAATCTTTATCTCTCAAGCTTTCGATTTTAGCTAATTGAGAAGCGAAAGTAATTGCATCATTAGTTCCGGCTAAAACATAATATTTATCATCAACTTCAGTTAAATTGGTACTAACCAATACATCCATGCCTGCAATTCTGCCGATTGAACCTTCTCTTAAGGTTTTATCCGCAACGTTATGAGCAGAAATAAATTCAGGACTTTGCAACAAATATGCTTCTATATTAGGATTTATCACAACCCAAGGTTTCACACCGGCATAAACAGCATCTGAATTTTTTAATGCTAATGATAAATCTACAAAATATTTATAAATAGTTGATTTATTCAATTCAATCGGACTGCTTTCACTGCCAACCGTATTAGCAGATGTTACATCAGTATGCAAAGCTAACAAATTTGAATCCTGTACTTCTTCAATAGCTTTTTTTGCATTTGCTAAATGGGCCTCCATAATATCTGTATTTGCTTGAGCTTTAGCAACATCATCTATTTTGAAAGCAAAAAACTTTCTTTGATTGATTTCTAATGTTTGAGCTGACGGAGTCAATGCTTCATAAGTAATATCATCAGATGTAAGAGTTGATACAGAAACCTCGGCAGGAGTAATAATTTTAACCTTATCACCCTGTTGTTGAATATCTCCTTCCCAATTTTTGTTAACACATTGCATCATTACGCAATTTTTGCCCAACATTTGTTCAAGTTTTTGACTCCAAATTTGAGGAATAAAATCGGAGTAAGTTGTTGAAAATTCTGTCATTTTGACTTTTTTCCTTTCTTTTTTTTAATGTATATACTAAAAATGTCCGGTAATCTTATTTAAAATTTTTAATCATCATTATAAATTTCGCGAAATTGAAGTCCGAGAATGGCGCAATTATCCGCAGCTTCACTGCCTTGAACACATAGTTGCACACTATAACAACTACCGCATATTTCGGCTTTTTCTAAAACATCAGACGATATTGACCATATAGGGACTTCACTGTTTTCCCCGCACCATTGATAAGATATTGTATCAGGGCTTTCATCATCTGCCCATACAAGCTGGTTTGGAGTCAATGAATAAATTGTTTCACTATCATCTTCATAATGAGAATCGTAATCTTTATACACTGAAAATTTAAATTTATTATTAAATTCATCATCCAAAATGAAATAAAATTCATCTATAATTTTTTTGTGATGAACATCACTTAATGCTAAAAACGGCGATTTCCACAAAAATTTTATAGCTTCACCGTTAAAAGTTGAGCCAAAATCTTCTAAATATATTTTTCCTTCGTCATCTGCTGTTAATATATTTAATTTAAAATTCGCTGCGCATACTGTATGTTGTGGTAAAACCCTTTTATACCATGAATAATTGACATAATCATTTATCCAAATAGTATTCATATAATTCGAATTAAGATACGGAAAGAAAAACCACATTTGATGCTTTTGCGGATAATGAAGAGCAAAACTTTTTGAAAAATCTGCTATATTAAACTTTTCAAATTCATCTTTTATATTTTTTGAAATTTCGGAACCCAAACGTATTTGATTTAGTTCTCCAACCTGTTCAAGAGCATAAATACCATTACTTAAAAAATATTGTTTGTTATCAACGTTTAATACGGTATTTTTATTTGTCGCACCTTTATCTGCAAAAAGTGTTATTGCAAAATCTTCAGGATTTGAACCGGACAGCAAATACACACGTTCTTTTTTATATATTGCAAGATAATCCTTATACGTCTTCATTGTAATAATGTCATCAGTATCCGTATGAAAATCATTTATATATCCTGCATCATCTTCCGATCTAAAATCATTATATGTTCCCAGTGCAGAATAATATATTGTTGAACCTTTTGAACACCAAACACGACCTTTATATACAGCTATTGCATCGGGATAAACAGTGTTATTTTCTAAATCCGTTAAACCGCAGTCAACTATATCAAATGAGCCATTATCTTTTATATAAAACATCTCATCATTTTCGGATGCAACAAGCATTCCGCGCATAAAATTTGCAAATTGAACATTCACACCTGCAAGTGTTTTATTTAAAAGAGTTAACTGCTTTGTTACATCATCATAAACATATATTTTCCCTTTTTCTGTTGTTATAACAAGCTTATATCTGTTCTCTGATTCCATTTCTTTCATGCCTGTAATTTTTTCGCAAACGGGAAGCTCCAAAAATAACTGATTCCCTTTTTGACGAACAATACCTTTGTTATTAAGTATTTCAACATTTTCGGCATCAGCCCAATATAAAAGTTTTGTATTTGCACCGAGTTCTGTTTTGGTTGAAGATTGATTTATCCCTCCGGATAAATTAAAATAATTGATTTCCATAAATTAACCTCCAAAATTTTTGACTTTATACCATCTGATTTTTGTACGAATAAAACTTCCGATATCATCTTTGCCAACCCAAGGATACGGAGGAAGATACGTAATATCTATTTTGCCAAAACTGGTTGATTTGGGATTTGCTTGCCCGAATTCGTAATGAGTCATAACACTTGACGGACAGACTTTTATTGAATATTTTTGGCACAATTTTGCACAAAAATTCATACAAGACTCAAACTGTACTTTGCTAATAGGAAAACCACCAATTTCTTTTGAGTTTTTAAAGCCATACATACCACACATACAAACACCAATAGAGTCGGTATTTCCTCCGCCTGTGTGCGCCGCATATTTCCCGTCTGTACAATCCAAATTATCTTCAGGCAGATAATCGCCTGTATAAATATTACCTTCTTTATCAACTAAATAGTGATAATATTTTTTCTCAAATGAAGTCGGATAATGTCTTCCGGCGCTCCAATGTAAAATAATTCTTT